GGGCGGCCAAGCTGACCACGGATTGGTTCCGTAGCCAACCTGGGGGCTGGACCGAGATCACATCTAGGAACGGGTGTTCCATGACTTGTGGAAGGGATTCCTAGTACGCTTCTGAGGTAGAGAACGGTGTTCTCACCAGGGGGACAAGCTGTCCCCCAGGCTCATAACGCACTAGTGCCCCGGCCTCATAAAGGCCCTCTTTCAACGTCCGTGAGACTTCCTTCAATAAGAAGTCCTGCGTGGCGTAGAAGTCTAACACCTTTGCCCTATCAGTCCAATTAAGGGCTGAGACGGATCCTATATAGGTCTTGGAAAGGTCCCTCAGACTTTCCAGACGAGCAGCTTGCTCGTCCAGAAAGAATGGCTTAACCGAGTCAGCAAAAGCTATGCTTTGGACTGGGTTCTCACCCAGCCGAGCTAGCGTAACCCAAAGCCCAGGCGACAAAAGCATAAGTGGCATAGACAGGAATGCCATTGCTGGCCTCCGTCCGAGAAGAGGGAACCTATACCAATTCTGGATTAGGTTCTTCTCTTGTTCCGACCTTGCGATCATCGCACGGTTTGCCTGCACTATAGTGTACGCGCAGCATGCGTAGTACACAAATAGATTAAGCAGCTCGGGAGCACACTTCTGGTGGAAGGAAGCGATCCACGCTGCGGATTTCTCCGCTAACTGGCCACTTCCCCAGAGTCCTCCCGTGGGACCTAATGCCAGCAAACTCACTAACTGTGCGTCTACTCGGACTTTCCGTCTGAGTATGGCACACAGCAAAATGAGATCCTTCAATTGCGAAGGGAGAAAGCCAAAGCATTTTGTGGACAGTTCACTGACGACTAGCGGTATGTACCGCAGATTCCGTATCGTTACGAGAATCAGTCCAGGACCTAGGGGACTTACGTCACCCAAGTCGGGACCAAACCATCGTTTAGCGAACTCCAGCCATCCTTTCTCAGACACGAGCGACTTGCTCATGTTGATAGGGACACCCAGAGCTGCCATCAGCTCTCGGTACGCTTCAGCTACTTTCTGGTCGAAGATGACGACGTCGTCTCCAAGCACAGCGTAGTAGGGGAAGAAGTACTTCCAGCCGACACGATAGGCCGCAACTTGTACTATCACGTGATGTGTTAGCGCAAGCATTGCCCACGAGGAATATGCGCCCATAGGTTGCCCTACGGCATATCGAAGAGGTTCAGTGCCCAGCCACCAGTCTCTGCCCGAAAGCAGAGACCGCCAAGACGCTGCCCATGACAGTCCTAAGACTGAAAGGATTTGTTCTTGGAGTGCGATGGGTATTCTATCCGTCGCGCTCGTTAGATCAAAGGAGAATGCCGGCCGCCCCCGAGCGATGTCTCGAACTCTATTAAGACCTCCGGTCTGATCAAAGGTACAGTCTGTGTAAATAGAACGAAGTTCCGTAAACACACACCGATGAAGCGGAAGCAGTAAACACTGCGTCCACCAGTCGGTGATGGCTATAACTCTGACCTTTCCAGCGGCCTCGTAGAGCTTAGATAGTCGCCCAAGTTTGGTGGCATCCAACCTCCAACAGCTAGCAAAGGTAGCACGGGTACACTGAGAAGCATGATACCAAGCAACCATGCGAGTAACGTGTAAGATCGGCTTCGGACCGCTATTACCGAGAAGTGCCACCATTGCAATGGTGAACACCAAAAGGCTAGCGCGTCTAAACCGCTCGACCATGTTGCTCTAGGGTAATTGGGCCCCGCAGCCTCACTGAAGAGGTTAGGGGTTGCTCTCTCAAGACCTTTTAACGAAACGCCCAAACAGGTAATCGCATGACGCACCTCCACGGTGGGAAGTGTGGTAGTCTGTCCTGTGAACCCATCAGTAATACTGAAAAGTTTCAGAACAGGTCTACAGCCAATCACTCTGTAAATAGAGAGAATGGTTAGCGCGACACGGAACGCAAGGAGACCTTTGGTGGACCCATTCCAACGGCTCGTTGAAATGAGATACCGAAGTCTCCCCGGTAGTATCGAGGGAAGCCCAGATCGAGCTCTCTTAACCCGAACACCGTCCGGTTGGATGGTGTAGGGCGTTCGAGAGACCCAATGCACACAAATCTTGGTAGACTCTTTTAGATATTTGACCAGGAAATCCCGGCCAGAATTCTTCCAGAGCCGCCCAATGTTTGTTGCAAGAGGCAGGAAGCACTCCTTCCACTGCGACCTTAGTCCAGT